CGGTAAAGTTAAACGCAATTAATAACCAAATCAAATCAGCGGTTGAGCAACAAAACCAAATATTAGCCGATGCCACGCGTGGTAACTTGCTTAAAAACCTTCAGGATGCTCAGCAACTTGCGACGCTTCCGTTGACAACAAAGCCGCCTGAGTTATTAAAAAAGGAGGTTGAAGATATTCAAAAGGTATTTAAAGAGGTTACAAAAAACGCAGACGACTTTAGGGAGCAACAAAGAAAAAAGGAAGAGGAAGATTTAGAGGAACGAGCCAAAAGAATTGAAACATATTTGCAAACCGCTTCTTTAGTAACCGACTTTTTCTCCACGGTTCAGCAAGCGCGTTTTAAAAAGGATGCTGACCAATTAAACGAGCAGATTGAATTAACAGAAGAAAACATTGCAACGCTTGAAGCCAAAGCCGAAAAGGCAAGTGGTATAAAAAAGAGGCGATTAGAAAAAGAGATTGTTCAAGAAAAGGCATTATTAGAATCAAGAAACAAAGAAGCCGAAGCATTGCAATTAAAAGCCGCTAAGGCTGAAAAGAAAATAGCCATTCTTCAATCAATCATTCAAGGCGCTCTGGCGGTAAACAGGGCTTTAGCCGTTCCCCCTGGTCCGCCATTTACTATTGGTTCAGCAATTACCGCAGGTGTATTCGCAGGAATACAAACGGCGACGATTATTGCCCAGCCTCTTGCCGAGGGTGGCGTTGTCACAGGGCAACGGGTGAATCAAAAGCAAAACATACCAACGCGGTCAAATGGTGACAACGTGCTTGCATACGTTAAACGCGGTGAGGTTGTATTGAACCAACGCCAACAAAGTTTATTAGGCGGTTCTCCCACGTTCAGGAAACTTGGTATCAAAGGTTTCGCGGAAGGTGGCATGGTTCCACCGATTAATCCACCGATTCAAGGCATGAGTTTACAGGGGAACATGAATGAATTTTTGCAAGTCATGGAGGCAAAGACCGATGCGATAAACAACAGGATAGACAGGCTTCAAGCATACGTTGTAAGTGAGGATATTGCGCGCGATCTTGCTGAGGGAAACAAGTTGAAAATAAACGCCACTTTATAAATGTGTAATTGTATGAAGACAGGAAACATCTGGGGAGAACTTGGTTCACGCATCCCTGAGGAATACAAGGCGCAAGTTACCGCCACGGTTAATAGGACTTACAGGGTTTTAAGCATTGACCCAGCGGATATGGATTATTTGTTTAATATTTATAACAATTTTGTTAATCATTACGAGCCTGAGCGGCGAAATTGTCCCGCGTGTCGAACAAAAGTAGTTGGTAAAATGAGGCAAATAGTGCAATATTGGAATGAAAATGGATGAATTTATAATGATTAATGAAGATTTATTGCAGGATTTTACCCATGAAATCCTAAATAAATACAGTGCATTTTGCCAAAAGGAAGGCATTACACCCAATTTTTTTCACCTTATTTCCTTCCTCGTTAAAACAGACGTGGTAAAGGAAAAGACGGTGGCGAAATACATGGTCATGCACCTTTACCCGAATAGCCTTTATTCAAATGATTCAAAGATGGACGCCATGATGGAAATAAGCATACGAACGGGTATTTCAAAAAAACACGTTTATAACATGGTGCAGCATCCAGAAAGGTTTGGTTATCAAATCAAGCAAAAAAGAAAAGATAAAAAATTATAATAAATAAATTTACACATTAATCTACAAAAATGGCAAATGTTAAAGTTGATATTATAGGGGAAATTTCAGAGTGGTACAATTCAATGCCTTATCTAAAATACAAAATAGATGAAGCAAATGGAGCGTCAATAGATTTTACTATTTCATCAAGTGGCGGTTCAGTCACCGAAGGAATGGGAATGGCTGATTTAATTTCTACTTATTCAAACGAAACCACAGCAACAGGAATCGGCTTGGTAGCAAGCATTGCAACGGTTGTACTGTTGGCAGCGGATAATGTTAAAATGACTGAAAACGCTTTTATGATGATTCACCGACCTTGGAGTTATACGATGGGTAACGCTGACGAACTCGAGGCAACGGCTGATTTGTTAGACAAGATGGAAGAAAAGTTACTTGACATTTATTTGTCAGCTATTTACAAACGCAAAGGCGAAGAAAAAGACCTTAGAAAAAAGATTAAAAAAATGATGGCAGCTGAAACATGGCTGACCGCTCAGGAAGCACTTGAATTTGGCTTCATTGACGAAATTGTTAAAACGGACGAAAAAAATATAGATTTATTACCGTTGCAAAACAGTTTAAGCAAGTTCGTAAATGTTCCAGCCGCATTATTAATAAAAAACAAAAATAACGATGACATGGGTAATTCCATTTTAGAAAAAATCAAATCTTTGTTAAACCAAACCGAAACCACTGAGGTCATTGACGCACCAGAAGCAGTTGATTCAAAAGCGGACGAGGTAGTTATAACAGATGAAATGGCTATTGAGGTTTTAAAGGCAAAAGGTTACACGGTTTTAAATGCCGAAGAAATGACCGCTTTATCTGAAAAATCAAACGAGCAAAGTACGTCAATAACCGAAATTGAAACGGTTCTTGAAACCTTGTCAACCGAATTGGTTGCATTGAGGAATCAAGTAAAAAAAGGCGTTGGACTTCCTTCGGGCGGCTCAGCAAACGAAAAGGTTCAAGAAACAAAAGCGAAATCGAGTTACTTTGATTCTTTCGCTTCATTAGTTCAATCTAAAATCTCACAAAGATAATGGCAACAGCAAACGTTAATGGTTTTCTCGATTCAAACACATACGTCGGGCAAAACAGTTTAAATCGCACAAATCCGTATGCCAATGCAAATGGAGTAAACGCGGAGCAATTATACGGTATCGATACCTTTGAGGATCGCATTCCCGTCTCCTTCACTTATGGCACTTCCTCAGCTGGAAAGCGTTTAAACTTTGCACCGTTAACAGGTGTAACAAGCGCAAGTGATTTTTACAAGGTTACAGTCGTTGACGAATCAGGTAACGAGGCTTATGCCAACTGGCAATCCTCAGCACCAACGGCAATTTTACAAATCAATACCTCGGCGTTAAACGCGGGTAATGATTGGAAAGTATTATTTGCAGTGGCAACAACCGCTGGCGCAAAGACAGAGTTTTCATTTGGTATTGAAGATGCTTTTGTTTTAACAAATACGTCTGCAACCATTTCTTATCCAAATCTTTAAAATTAAAAACAAATGGCATTAGTTGAAATAAGCCAATTAGATGTGTCCTTCAGAGGCACGGAGGCAAATAACATTTTTTTAGAGCCTGTTTTCTTTGATGACGATTTACGCGGACAATTCCGCGTACTTGGTAACGTTGCAAATAAAAAGAAAATGGTTTTCGTTCAGCAACTTGAGAACATTGTAAGAAAGTACTCAGGATGCGGATTTAATCCAGTCGGCTCGGCTGAGATTTATCAGCGCACCATTGACGTTGAAAAAATGAAGGTGGATTTAGAAATGTGCTGGGATGAATTTGAGGACACTGTTTTTGAAGAGTTGTTAAAAACAGGTACAAGGCTTCCAGATGTTTCGGGAACGTTAATTGAAAACATTCTTTTGACCCGTACACAACAGGCAATAAGAAACGACATTACCCGTCTTTCTTACTTTGGCGACCAGTCTTCCAACAATCCTAACTTTGATTCATTAGACGGTTTTTGGACTGTTTATTATCCTCAGCTTGTTGCAAGTGATTTAGTTCCACGTTGCAACACAGGCTCAGGTACAGACCTTGGCGCGGGTGACGGCTTCGCAATCCTTCGCGCGGTGTATGACCAGGCTCCTTTGCAGTTGAAAGGTTTACCTGCTAACCAAAAGGTGTTCAATGTTACTCAAAGCGTTTATTCTCAGCTTCGTGAGGACATTGAAAACGGCGGTGGTGGTGACTATGGTTTACTTCAGTTGATTAACGGTGTTGAGCAATTTACCTTCCGTGGTGTTCCTGTGATTCCTCAGTTCCGTTGGGACGATATCGCCACAGGACTTGGAACAACAAAGCCGCATTACGTTGAATATACCACGCCTCAAAACAAGGTGCTTGCAACGGACGTGTTAAGCCCTGAAACGGCTTTGGAACTTTGGTATGACCAGAAAGACGAAAAGGTGTATATTAAGGCGCGTTTTAAAATGGGCGTGAATTATATTCATCATTCATTAATTAGCTTAGGCTACTAATCAAAAACGAATGAGCGCAATAACAAGCGGTTGGCTTAATCAATGTACAGACGGCACTTGCGCTGGTGGTATTGGTAAATTTTATATTGCCAATGCAAATCAGGTAACAAGCATTACCAATAACGCATCGGGAGCAACCACGGCAATAACAATGGCGTCAACGGCTGCCGTGTTTTACGAAATTGAATTCAGGGACAATTCAGGAGCATTCACGGAAACGGTGACGCAAGATCCAGATACTTTGTCAGTAGCCATTGAACAAAGTTTGGTAGGAATCATTAATTGCCGCGATCAGGAATTAAGAAACCTTATTCAAGACATGGCGAATCAGGCTTGCGGATTGGTTTGTGTTCACGTGGAAAATACTGGGCTTTATTGGATTTGGGGAGTTGAACCAGTAGGCGGTAAGAAAAGAGTTGCAAGGTTAACAAGTGCCGAAGGTTTATCTGGTGCATTGTTTACCGATTCAAATCAAGAGACGCTTACCATTACCTGCAGAACAACGGAGAAAGCAAGGTACATTGTTAACGGCGCAACAGTAATGGGCGCTTTAGATTAATAAAAAGTATGATAGTTAGAGATAAAAGCAAACAAATGCTTTACGTGGGTGCAGACCTTTCGGGCAAAGCTGGAATCATTCGAAAAACTATCGGCGAACTTTCACAAAACGAATTGAGGGCTTGGTACACATCAAGCCCTCATACCGTTGGGCAACACGTCATTTATACCCCTGAGAAAAAAAGCTATGAGCCAACAATTAAAGAAAATACAGGCAGTCCCGAACAGGAACAACAGGGTAAGTAAAAGGAATCAAAGCCCTTTACTTGCGTCTGTTACTTTAGATACTTCCAATACCATGCTGGTAAAGGAAGATATTTTTAACGAGCCGTCACGGGAGAGGCTTGATTTCACAGGGGCAAAGTGGGTAAGGTTCTTCACGCAAAAGGATGACTTTTTAAAGAGCCTTATAGCCATTGTAAATAATTCGCCGACGTTACGAAGAATAATAGAAGATAAAACAAACATGGTCGTTGGTGACGGCTTCATTCCCATGAAGGGCAAAGCAAATACATTGCTTACAACCACCATGAAGGGTGATGTTATTACCGATGATTCTTTAAATGACATTGAAGATGTTATCAGCCAGGTTAATTTACACGGTCAAAATCTGCAGGAGGTTTTGGCTCAGCTTGCGTTTGACTATGATGCTTTTGGGAATAGCTTTTGTGAAATTGTTAAAGGCAAAGTAGGCAGCGAACCATTTACTTATATTTATCATGTACCCGTTTACAACATTGGTATTAGAAAAGCGGAAGCAGATCAGCTTATAAAATCTGTTGGCATTTATGATAACTGGGAAGAAGTCCCACTTACAACCGACGGCGTATTTTACGAAAGCGAAGGATTTAGGGAAGTACCAATGTACCCAGATTTTAAGAAATTTGAGGACGGAACGCAAAGAAGTGTTATCCATGTGAAGCAATACGCGGCAGGCTATTTTTACTTCGGTTTACCTGAGTGGATTGGCGCGAAAATGTGGGCTGAAATGGAATACAGGATTCAAAGGTTTAATACAAGTAAATTTGAAAACGGCTTCATGCCTTCGGGAATCATGCAATTCTTCGGCTCAATTACGCCAGCTGAGGCAAAGAAATTAGTTGAAGGAATTGAAAGCAAGTTCACGGGCATGGCAAATAATCATAAGTTATTTGTTCAAGTCCTGAGGGACGAAAAATTAAAAGCAAATTGGATTCCCACGTCAAAAGAAAATGAGGGGGAATTTTTAAACTTGCAAAACTTGGCAGCCTCGGCGATTGTCGTGGCGAACAGATGGAGCAAGTCACTTGCAGGCTTCGCAACCGCGGGGCAACTTGGAAGCAATCAACAGATAAGACAAGAGATGGAATACTTGCAAAGTACGGTTATCAAACCACGCCAAAACTTGATGTTATCTAAAATCATAAATCCTTATTTAGCCGAAATTGGGCTTTATAACCCAGCCTTAAAAGACGTTCAATTCTCAATATCAAATACTTTACCTGTGAGCTTCATGGGTGAAATTGCAATTGAGGAAAATTTAACGCAAGATGAAAAGAGGGAAATATTAGGTTATTCACCAATCGAAACAAATGAGCCAATTAATACAACCGTCTGAGGTGATTAGCGGCGGAGTTGCAAGACCAACGCCAGCGGACATACGACTTGATAAGTCATTGATAAGCCCACACATTCAGGATGCAGAGTACCGTTGGATTATTCCCGCCGTTGGCTTAACGTTTTACGATGCTCTTGTTTCGGACAAAGGAAGCTCCACGGCGTTTACAAGTACGTCTTATCAAGCGTTATGGAACGACCAATTAAAATCCTTTTGCGCTAATGCCGTGTTATACGAGGCAGCGCCTTACATGGTAATGCAGCTTGGAACAAATGGACTTTATACATTGGATAACGAATATGGGCAAAACGTGGGCGTTGAAGGTTTAAAGTTTTATCAAGATACTTTATTACAAAGGTTGGAGGTAAAGAAAAAAAGAATCAAAGATTATTTGTGTACTTGCGCAACCAACCTTCTTGGATTCATTCCCAGCGCCGTTGGTTGTCCTGATGCAACTTGTAATGAGGACGAAGAAATGTTTGATATTTATAACACGATGGGCATTGTACTATGAGCGAAATAAAACCAAAGAAAGAAAAACGATTCCTAAAAACATTGGGACGCGTGGGTGAAATATTGGTGGAACAAGTATTGCTTAAAATTGGGAGTAGTTTAATTAAGAAGATTGGAGGTAAAAAAAATTTGCCTTCAATTCTTTTTTTACTTGCATCCCTCAGCCTTTTCGCGCAATTCCCAAACACATTAAACAAACAACGCCTTGGCTTCCAAACGACGGGCGACGGGTTGACGTGGCGCGGGTCAATTAGTGACACGGCTTCCATTCAACCGATAAATAACCAAAACGCATGGGTGATTCTTGATACCATTAACCTTAAATTTTATTCATTCGATTTTACTTCCAACGTTTGGAACTTGGTTGGAGGTTCGGCTTTCACTCAGCCCGTGGATTCCTTGTTTTTCAATGTGAATGTTCCGACAAACAATGTGGACACGGCAAAAATGCGTTGGGATTCTGATTTGGCAACCGTTGTTTTGGGTTTAAATGACAATGTACCAAATGAATTAGGATTCAAAAACTTTTGGTTAGTTAAAAATCAAACAGGCTCAACGATTACAAAAGGCAGCCTTGTTTACGCCAATGGCACGGTTGGCGCAAGTGGCAGGATAACGGTTGCGAAATTTATCGCCAACGGCTCAATAGATGCAAAATATTTATTAGGAATAACGGCACACGATTTAAGTAACGGCGAAGATGGGTACGTTATTTCATTTGGTAAAATAAGGCAGGTTAATACCGATACTTTTGCGGCTGGTGCAATCCTTTACCCTTCCCCAACGGTGGCAGGCGTTTGGACAGACGTTGAACCTATTGCGCCAAATCTTGATATGCCTATTGGCTTTTGTATCAATTCATCGTCAAACAATGGAACAATAGCCATAAGGGTGGCATCGGGTTATAAGTTAAGTGAGCTTCACGACGTTTCAATTACTTCACCTATTGAAAAGGCTTCATTGTATTATTCTGGTGGATTATGGCGCGATACAACGGCGGCTCTTTTGGTAAGCGACACGGCTTCCATGTTAGCCAATTACGCAACAAAGGAATATGCAGATACAACAGGAAGATTATATGCAAGACAGGATTTTACAAATGTTTCAACGTCAACTTTAACATGGACACAAACGGACACTTTGATTCCTGGGGGAGTTACCGTTGTTCAAGTATATCGCAACGGACAAATCCTTTTGCCTTCGCAATACACAATACCAACGTCAACAAGCGTAATTATAGCAGCTTCATCATTCAAAGTCAATGATAATTACACAGTTATTTTTCCGCGTGGTGGCGGTGCAGGAAGTGGATCAGGATCGGGAAGTTTAACTTCTATATCAGGTGGCACGGGAATCCTTGTTTCACCTGACCCAATAACAACCACGGGCACGGTTTCGGCTGACCTCAGCGTTTTAATGGAGTTGACGGACACGTCTTTATTAAACCTTACCTCAAGGCTTGCGACAAAGCAAAATACCTTAGTATCTGGAACCAATATCAAAACAGTAAATTCAAATAGCTTATTAGGCTCAGGAAATATAAGCGTTGGAACATTGGTTGCGGCTGATACTGTTTCGTTATCCAATAGAATAAATACAAAGTTAAATACAACGGATACGGCTTCATTGTCAAATCGGATTAACCTTAAATTAAACGCAGCTGACACGGCTTCGCTTTCCAACAGAATAAACGCAAAGGGTACGGGTACGGTGACAAGTATTGCCACTGGCTACGGGCTGAGCGGTGGAACGATTACTACGACGGGAACCTTGTTACTTGATTCAGCCGTTGTATTTTCACGCATACGGGATTCCATTGTTGACGTTGCCATTGGAAATGATACCATCAAGATTTTAAAACAAGAATACGCACCAGCAACAACCAGCGTATTAACATGGACGGTGACTTCAAAGTTTCCCATCCAATTAAAGGCTTACATTTTAGTGTTTAGAAATGGGCAGCTTCTTATCAATGACCAATATAATTTAACTGATACGAATAAAATTACCATTGTTTCCAACTCCTTCAAGGTTGGCGCAAATTATACCGTGGTCACTGTTTCGGGCATTGGTTCAGTTAACACGGGCGTGTTTCCAAACCCCGTTTATCCTGAGGCAGGAATTGCGATAAGCACGGGCAGCGCTTGGGCTTCAAGTGTTCCAAATAATTCAAGTAATTGGAATATTGCATTCAATGACAAAATAACAAATGCAGCTTTCTCGGGAACAAATACAAAGACGTTGACTTTGACCCAATATGACGGAGGAACATTTACGCCAACGTTTACCGATTTGCAAGGGGTGACAGGCGTCACGGCAGGAACAGGGTTAACGGGTGGAACGATAACAACCACGGGCACAGTGGCGGTTGACTTCGGCGTGGTTGCACCGTTGGCAAGTCCCACATTCACGGGTACGGTATCGGGGATAACAAAAGCCATGGTTGGTTTGGGTAATGTGGATAATACATCGGATGCTAACAAACCAATATCAACGGCAACACAAACGGCGTTGAATTTAAAGGTAAATATAAGCGATACCGCTTCCATGCTTACACCTTACCTTCGGAGAGCGGACACATCATTATTAAATTTAACTTCCAGATTTGCGGCTAAATTAAATTTATCGGATACCTCAAATATGTTAGTGCCATACCTTCGGAAAGCTGACACAACTTTAATGTTATCGAAATATTTAAGGAGAGCGGACACATCATTATTAAATTTAACTTCCAGATTTGCGGCTAAATTAAATATAAGCGATACCTCAAATATGTTAGTGCCATACCTTCGGAAAGCAGACACAACAAATATGTTATC